ACTGATTTTAGATTTTTCATTCCATATAATCAACCTAATGCAGTAGATGTTATAGTCAAATTGTATTGTTTAGAATCACGATCAATACGTGACTATTCTAAAATGTCTACATTACCTGCTAATCATTTATTAAGAGTTGGATTTGATACAACTCAAGATTGGCAACCATCAATTGCAATTACTGCTCAAGTGCCTATATATGATATGTTAGATGTTAATAAATCATCTTTTAAGATACATCATGTTAAAACATTCAGATTAACAAAAAATTATGGATTAATACAAGGTGGAGTAGACTCTGTCGCTCCAAGTATATTACCTGGTTCAAATGCTGTTGACTTTACTTGGCATTGGGGTAGAAATATGAAATTAAAGTATGAAGATAGAGAATTATCAGCCCCTGCATCTTGTAATCCTACAAATTATGCACCTGTATGGTGTGCTGTAGCATATTATGCAGATAATTCAACAGTTGGTGCAGACAACGCCCCTATGCCTGTTAGTATGATGTCTATAAATCATTTTTATTATAAAGACGCATAATAGGTTATTCATAACGTCATTATGAAATACCATAAAGGTGGCCCCTAAATAGAAAATATATAATTTAATTTAAATTTATATATTTTCAATTTCGGCACGAAATTCCCCTGTCGCGTAGCGATCGGGGCCAGAAAATATATAAATTGAAATTAAATTATATATTTTCGTGGCACGAAATTTTTTTGGAGCGGTTAGTTGATTACTTACGCATAATTCTTCAAATCTAGAGGTGAAGCACGCAGTGCTGCCTCACCCTTTTGATTATCGTTTGCGTTGTCAATATTAATAATCTTCCATCTATCTAGAGACATATTTGAGGTGTTTGGTGGGGCGTTACTAAAGACGATAATATGGGGCGGATTGAATAAAGCCGTCATTCCTTTATATTTGGGGGAATTAAAATGACCGTTTTTAATTTCTTCAATCCCACTATAACTCAAATAGTCATTATCAAATACCCTCGGTAGGTCTATCATAATAAGTCTTGGCCATGATTTTGTGTTCTCATGGTATTCAACAAGTGAATTCTTCATATCTTTTGAACTACCACACAATAATAGGCCTCCATATTTGATTGCTAAATACCTACAGAAGGTTGATTTGCCAGTTTTCCCAGCTAATGACCATAACCACCATATAGAACGATCATCAGGCTCGGATTTTATAACACCAATAATTAAAGTTTGCCATAATTTTAATTTTGTTGCATCTAGACATTTTAATTTTAATGGTCTTACATAATAATTAGTATATATCGTATCATCTTCTTTCTGGTCTTTCATAACGTATTTTTCATTATCGGAAGGTGTCCCTTTACATTTCTCCCAATGAATGTTATTAACGTTATTAACAACCGTTAAAGGTCTATTTTTTACATGGAATTCTAAAAAACCTTGTAAATGTGGTGTCCCTGATGCTCCAACTTCCTTTGTAAAAAGGTAGTTAGCACAACTTGATAATTTGGAACAAAGATTTTCAATATCACTATTACAATAATTGTTTAATGTGAAACACCATTTACGCGCGGGGCTAATAGTATTACCCCCGCGCTTTGGGCTGGAACAACTTGGAACAGACTTTGGCATATATATGTTTAATAATTAAAAAAAATATTTAGATTTAAACTTAAAATCTAAACTATTCTATATATATGGCAGGTAAAAGAGCGAACAAAAAAGCAGGAAAAAGAACAGCACGTAAAACTGCACTTAAGCAAGGCGGTAAGAGACTTTATAAAGCCGTAAAAGCAATTGCAAAAAATGAAGCAGCAAAGTTAATAGAAACAAAATATAAAATGTCTGTTAATCAATACGCTTACGCCTCTGGTGTGACTAGTGTTGGTATATTAACTAATACAGCAGTATCACAATTTTCAGCTTCTCCCGCTACAACTGGAATATTACAATCTGTAATACCATCGTTAACACGTGGTGACGGAACTGATGAAATCGTTGGATCCCGTGTTTTAATGGTAGGAGGAAGAACTGATTTTAGATTTTTCATTCCATATAATCAACCTAATGCAGTAGATGTTATAGTCAAATTGTATTGTTTAGAATCACGATCAATACGTGACTATTCTAAAATGTCTACATTACCTGCTAAT